TGACTCTGTTGTGGTAATATCTGAAGCAAACTTGCGAACAATTGCATGATAGTTTGTACCATTGTTTGTAAGGGTCCAGTTGTCATTTGTCTCATTCCATAGGATTTCAACATCTGCGCCATCTCCACGCTCTACACGGATTCCAGCATCTGCTGTTGGAGATCCAGTAAAGTCGGTATTAAGATTAATCTTATTGTCAACAATATTTACCTGAGTGGTATTTACTGAGTTAATTGTTCCAGTTACGTTTAAGTTACCGCCAACTGTAAGGTTATTAGTAATTGTTACGTCATTTGGAAGACCAATTGTTACCGCTGAGTTTTCTGAGCCAGAACCTGAAACCTCAACTTCATTTGCTGTTCCAGCAATAGTTGCAATATAGTTTCCAGTTGTCTGTGTGGCAAGGTTAACATTTTTAATTGTTACTGCGCCAGATGTTACTGTAAAGTCTGCATCTGCGAAAGAAGCCACACCCTTATTAGTTGTGGTTGCATCTTCTCCTGCTACTGTAATTGATGTTCCAGTATGAGTTACATCGATTCCTTCTCCGCCAAGGATAGATAGACCGTGTGACGATGGAGTTAATGCTCCAGAATCAGTTGTTACTGTTTTAACAACAGTATCTTCTAGTTCTACGTGTCCGTCTGTTGTGTTAAAGTCATCTGAATTGAATGAGGCAACACCCTTATTACTAGTAGAAGCATCTTCTCCAGCAATTGTAATTGTGTTATCTGTTACAGTTGTATTGATTCCTTCGCCTGCGGCAAATGTCAAAGTATCTGTAAGAAGATTTACTGTGTCTGCTGTTCCAGATTCTGCAGCAATTGAAAGAGTTGTTGCTACTGTTGCAGTTCCTGCGGCAGTCAAACGTCCTTGGGCATCTACTGTAAATGTAGGTATTGCTGTTGAAGAACCATAAGAGCCTGCTGTTACTGCTGTATTGTCTAAATCTATTGTTGTTGTTCCAGCTGTGTCATTGTATGTTGCTGATAATCCAACTCCGCCTAATACTGCTGAGCCAATAACATCTTGAATAACTTCTGTAGAACCAGACATTGACATCCATGGACCATTTGGTGATGACAATCCATTGTAGTAGTACATCGTGTTATTTGATGTATCATAATAAATTTGTCCAGTTACTGGACTAGATGGAGCTGTTGAAAGCCCCTGAATTCTGGCATTCTGAAGTTCATTCTTATTCAGATTTATGTCAGTTACAAATAATCTTGCCATATGCTATATCTCCCTTAAGACAGGTATGCTGTCCCACCGAATGGTTGAGCCATTGTCAGTGTAATTTTGTTAATACTATTATAGTCTATTCCTGTTTCTAATATATCTCCAGCGCTATTCTTGACGGTAACATTTGGGTTATAGCCCATATTATGTGTTATTTCAAGGTAGTAGTACGATCCTGCATTTACAACCTGATTTATTGAGAAAGGGTATGTAAGGGTGCTTGTGCTGAGTAGATAGTTTGTTGCCCCAGTCCAAGAAGCATCACTTGGCTTTGGGCCATAGAATCTAGTTGTTAGTTTGTCATAGTAGAAATCGCCTTCGAAACCTAGATTATCGGCTGGAACACCATCTCCATTCAAAATTGTTTTTCCTCTAGGACCTTGAGGTCCTGGAGTATTTAAAACTACTCTTTTAACTTCTTCTGTTACGACTACTGTCGGATTGCTATTATTATTAGTGATTGGCATTAAATGGTCACCGATCTGCTCAAAGTTATGAATCCTTCAAGTAATTTGGTTTTATTCAAATTGCTATCAGTTAGCATAATGTCATATGAGGACTTTGGATAGAATAATTTATTGGTTTGAGTAGGGGTCATCTTAATAGTTAACTTGCCTAGGGCTTCGTCTATTAGTATTCCGCCTGATGGTGATGTAAGACTAAAAGCTAACTTGCTTCCACCCTTAGTATCACGAACCTGCATTTTTGCGGAACAATTTGTAAGAACGATTGGATCTCCGTCGTCGTCTTTATATTCAACGGTAAATGTGAAGGTAGTGTTTTGATCCACTTCCCAATTCTTTTGACCTGCCATTTGCTAAATCTCCTAAATAGGAAAACTCCTATGCTCATTTTAGCATAGGAGCCGTCCTAATTACTTACTGAATTTTACTTCTTTGTAAAGCCAAATGAACTTTCATTTGGATTAAGTGCCTTCAAAATAACTGGTAGACAAGCCGCAATACCACCCTTGATTAGGTCTCCTGGGTCAGTATTTCCAGTCATGTAAAGAGCAATAGCCGCACCTAAAAAGTGACGACCATAGCTTGCTAACGCTGCTAGAATTTTCTCTTGCATAGTTACCTTTCCATCATTGTTAAGATCTTCTTTTGTTGCCAATTTAGATCCTCCTTATTTCTGGGCCGTGTGCCCAGGAATTTTGGGTTTTACCCCAATCTTTATTATATACCCTTTAAGCGGAAATGTCTACAATCTCACAATTTCCATCTGAAGTACAGGCAAGGGTCTGTGTTCCGCTTGTACCATCTTCTGTTTCATAAAAAGATAAGTCTTCCCAACGAATGCTCTTAGGCATCTTAGAAAGCAGATTTTCATATTCTTCTTTAGAAACTTCTTGGTATGGAGCTTGTTTATATGAGTGATCTGAATGTGGCAGGAATGAAATACCTGATACTTCATCAAAATGCTTATATACCCAAGCGCCAACCTCCATCCACTCATCTTCTTTAACTGAAACTGTAATTGATGGCTTATGCTCACACCATGCACGTTGGTAAACTAGCCAAATATTTAAATGCTCAATTGCTGTTAAATCATTTCTGACAATTGCACCTTCTGGTGCTTTTACTGGAAACGAAAAGACGTATGTGTCATTTGGCTTCATTACATCATCTTCTACTGGAATTCCAACTTCTTTCAAAAATGTAGAGATTGGATCCCCCTTTGAACCACGAACTGTACGAATATAATATGGAGAATGCCAGGCATGCATTCCTGAAGACACCCCGACCAATTGAGATACTGTGCCTGAAGGCTTTACACATGTAATAGCGGCAGACTGTGGAATCCCAATTTTCCCAGCCTCTTCTGTATTTACTTCTCTTGCCTTTTCTCTTAAAGACATTAGAAATGCTTCCAGAGAAACTAGGTCTTCTTTACCCGACATAAACTTATGCCCAAATTGTCCAGTTAGAGAAACTCCTAGTAGGCGTTCCTCTTCTGTGTTATCTTTCCAAATTTTACGAAGATACTTAAAGTCTGTTAAAGTTGCTTGCCATGTACCAAGAATTGTAGCAAGCTCTACTTTTCTTTCGATATCTTTCTTTGTATCCTTTTCACGTAATACGACTTCTGAAAGATTACAAAACTGATAAGGACGGAGAATAATTTCTGAACAAGGGTTGGTTCCATAATGTACTTCAGGGTCCCTTCGTCCATATTTAGCTGCCTGCTTTTGGGCTGCTGCAACATTGTAGATTCCACGTTCGCCAGACTTTGAGTCATATAGTGATTTCCATTCTGCAATAAACTGTTCCATCTCTGGTTTGCGAGAATACGCAACAGAGTTATTTGAAAGAGCACGTTGTGAATTGTTTTCCCACCAGTTACCTGATTTAGCCTGAGCCATTTCAATATCATTAATATTAGAAAGTGAAATCATTGCAGAACGACGAACTCCGCCAACTACTACAACTTCTCCAATTTTGCACATAATATCGTGTGCCTCAATAGGCTTTAGCTGACGACCTGCTGCAACTTTAAACTTTGCAATTGTAAAATCAAATAAATTAATTAATGGTTGTGGACCTGATGAGCGACCACCCATTGTCTTAAGACGTGCACCTGCTGGACGTAGTTTACTTACATCAATTGCTGGAACCTGTCCTGCCCATAACATGGCAAGTAGTTCACGATAAGCCTTTGCCCATCCAGTCTTAGAATCTTCAACAACAATTACGGTTGTAGACTTTTCAAATGCTTCTGGAACGGCAGGAAGCTTATTAACATACTTGTATTCTACAGAGAAACCAACACCTGTTCCACACATCAAGATATACATTGTTTCATCAAATGAACGTGGTGAGTCTACTGGAACAAATGAACAGTTATAGCCTGCAACATGATCTCTATCTAATGCAGCACCTGCAGTCATCACTGATCTCATTGATGGCATTACATTGCGATTATAAACTGCATCCTTTAATTCTTTAAGAAGTTTTTCCTCTGGCACGTATGAGTGATTTTTGTTTAGGTGATCTGTCATAAAATCAAAATATCTATCTACTGTTTCACCCCATGTTTCACGACGGTTATCTTCTGATATCCATCTTGCATAACGTGACAATGCAATAAAGTTTTCGTATGGGTTTTCAATAGTTCTTGACATTTTTAAATAACACCTTTTCTCCGCCTTGCGGTTTATAATTTTAGTTGAAGTCCAATTCTACCAAACTTTAATCCAAAGGGGAAGGGGTTATGATATTTTTTTAAATACTTCTTCAAAAGCTTTATTAGTCAACTGATCCCAATTATATTCTTTATGTATTTCAGTTGACTGAGCATAATAATATCCAGAGTATGCTTTAAAATTAGCTGCAGCATCTTCTATCAAATTAACTAAATGATTGCTATCTGGCTTGTAAACTTTTCCAGGATGCATCACATTCCAAGGAGAATCTATAAGTGTAGAGTTTAACTTTAGAGGACCTAGATACTTTTTATAGTCTGCCCATTCGTATGTTGATATAACTGGCATGCCTGTTGCAAGTGCTTGAAATGGAATGAATCCGAATCCTTCTCCATAAGTAGGATAGATCATAACATCATGTTGATGATACATGTCTACCAACTCGTTATCTTCTAATTCTCTTTCATCTAATTTAATATTACTATACATTTCGTGGGGAAGTCCAAGAATGCTTCCCTCTCTATCGTATACCCTTAGAACGCTAGACTTATGAGCCTTTATTGTTAATGTATAATTAGGATTATTACCAAACGCTTTTATAAATGCGTTTACTGTATCTTGTCCGCCTTTTCTTTCTGCTGGTTCGCCAACATGTAAGAACTTTACAACATTTGTATACTCTCGCTTTTTAGGTGACCACATTGGATCTATGCCATGCGGGAAAACATTAGATACCTTAAATCCATTATTCTCATATACATCTTTACACCATTGAGATGTTGTCCAAAACTCGTCACAAGAATCTATTCTTTCTCTCCAAGATTCTGGAATAACTGTTGATTCCCATGGAGTATAACCAATCTGATATTGATTTCTATGTAATTTATAATTTGTAGGTTGTGAAAAATTAATTTGTAATTTAGCTTTAGGGTTCTGATAAGTTAATCTATGACCCATTTTAGTTAGACATTCTGCTACTTTAAATCCAGCGTGACCGTAACCATTCTTGGTTGTCAAGTTGGATCTAGGCGTAGAATATGATATTTCCATTTTAATCTTTCTGGTTGACTAGCTTGACACCTACTGTCAAGTAATGCTACTATTATAGTTCGTTATCTCTAAAGGAGGAAATGCCAATGGAGAATATAAAACAACGGTTGAGTGATGTTGCTCATAACTGGTCTTATATAGGAATGATAACATTATTCTTATTTACTGTCCAGCCTGGGCCAACAATAACTCAAGCATTGCAGGTGGAAACACCTGTGAAATCTACAGTACAACTAAAGAAAGAAACCTTAGAGAAGTACAGCACTACTGTGTACAAGCCTTCTGAGACGCTAACAGACGGAGAACTAAAAGAACTTCTATCAGCTGTTGGCTTTGAAGGAAAAGCCCTTAAACAGGCTTGGGCTATTGCTAAGTCAGAATCCAATGCAAGGCCTATGGCTTACAATGGTAACAGGAAAACTGGAGACAGTTCCTATGGAATTTTTCAGATCAATATGTTGGGTAACCTCGGCGTAGATCGTAAAGAAAAATTTGAATTAAAATCAAATATCACATTATTTGATCCAGTAATAAATGCAGAGATAACGTATTATATGACTAAGGGCGGAACCGATTGGTCATCATGGTCTTCCCTAAATGGGGAAAGATATAAAGAATTCCTAATAGAATTCAAAAATTAGAAGGGTAGGTATATGAAGATACAGTATGTGTCTAAATACCTGCTCCTAGCAGAGAAGGGCCTTGTTCCTAGACTTGAATGTCCTATGGATCAGGGCCCTTTAATGTGCAACGAAACAAACGAAGGTATAATATATCTATACTGCCTATCTTGTAGCTTTAAAAAAGATGTTGGATTGGAATACTATGGAAAACTTAAATCAGCCGTCGATTCTAACTGACGGAGGCACTATTAAAGAGACTGACGCCATGGGGCGGGAAAAGTTTTGGGAAGATCTAGGTAGACCAAATGACGGAAAATAAAGAACAACCTCAGAATTTAGAAGATAATCTACCAATGGTCAACTACATTATGCTACATAGAATTTATGACCTACTTACCCTAATATCAAATAAATTAGTGGGGTCAGAAGATACTTCCAAAATGGTCGAATATCATAATCAAGGATACCTGCTTGGTCCTACACCCTCATTTGTTCCAGACACACCAAATACTGATATAAACTTTGTGCAAGACACTATTGACTTAGAACAATAGTTATTTTATAATAATTATGTACTGGTTGTAGCATCCCACAGATTAAGCTCCCAGTATAATGTGTAGCAATACACTAGGAAAACCCATTCGGATCCGCCTCTGAATGGGATTTTTTCTTTTTGTACCCCTGGCAAGAATCGAACTTGCGACACATGGCTTAGAAGTCCATTGTTCTCTCCACTGAACTACAGAGGTTTGGAGCGACTAGCGAGAATCGAACTCGCACATTAACCTTGGCAAGGTTACGCACTACCACTATGCAATAGTCGCTAAGTACACCAGGCAGGACTTGAACCTACGATAGCCGAATTATGAGTTCGGGGCCTTAACCAACTTGGCTACTGGTGCTAAGCTGGACCACCAGGGCTCGAACCTGGGACATTAGAGTTAACAGCTCTACGCTCTGCCAACTGAGCTATGGTCCAAAAAACTATCCTAAAAAAATTTTTTTACAGTGTTTAACCTTAACCCCTAAATCAGAATATAATATGTATCCTAATTCTGAAACACGCATACACCATGAAATATCCTCTCCTATCATAAATGTTTTTGGAGTTGGGGAATATCTATCAGTATAAAGAAACTGAAACCATGGTCTTTCAAGACTTTCAAATACTCCACTTTTAACGCAAACAAAACCTAATCCAAATCCAGTGACTTCAATGATCTCATCGTCTACCGCAAGGTTCTTTTTTGCAAAAGATTCTTTATCCTTTGGATATACCGTTGGTTGGCCAGTAACCGTCATATAAAGACCAGAAACAATATCTTTTTCTGAATAGTATAGTTTTAAAAACTGATCAGTTGTCCAAGATATGTCGGAATCTATAAGAAAAATTTTATCATAAGTAACAGTATCTCTTATAGGTCCCTTTGCTGAATAATCTATTTCGTCTTTATCTAGTAGGTATCCCGCATCTAAGGTAAACTCTCTAGCTAGATTTACTATGGAAAAATGATCTCCTATCCATATATTACTGATGTTACGCTTGTTTAACTCAGCGATAGTCTCTGTGAGCGATCTAACGTACCCGCCGTCCATATCCATTCCTGGGGTGGCGATGATTACGTTATAGTGTGGTTTATCCATAATTCTAGTATACTAAATAAAGTGCGATTTGAAAAGTGCGCCCGAAAAAAGTGCGGCGGGAAGAGAAGACATATTATTTACCCTTTTTAGCTATACGTCTCATATGAGTCCTAATACGATGACAATTAGAACATACTATCTCACATTTGGCTATTTCTTCATCTATCTTCTTCTTAGACAATGTGGGAATAAGTTCCATTACATTTGCATGCTTCTTGCCACGGACGTGGTCAAAATCCATGACATAGTATGGATAAAACTTCCCACAGTCTCTACAAGGAGATTTTTCTTTAAGGTCTCTGATATATGATGCCAAATGAGCCTTCTGCTTGGCTATAGAGAGCTTTTCGGACTTCATCCTAGGTAATACCTACAAGAGTGTCTCATATAGCT